GTGTCGGTGACATGCTCCCGGCCCCGTGACCCGGGGAACAGGTACGGCCCGTCGCGACGATAGGTGCGGAGCTGCGCGGTGATCTTCGGATGCACCGGCATCGGCCACGTCTCGTCGCCTTTGCCGAACACCTGATACCAGCTCCCGTCGAACCGGTCCCAACGCATCGTGGCGATCTCATGGACCCTCAACGCCATGTGGAGGGCGACGGTCACGACCAGTCCTTCAGGGTTCCAATGCCGGGCCGTCTTGGACAGCAGCCGAGCCTCATCTTTGGAGAGGGCACGGTTCCGGTAGTGCGGTTTCTTCGGAACCTGTAACGCCCCGAGCGGGGAGTCATGTCGTTCGATCATCTGGTAGTACCAGCGCAACGCCGACCGTAACTGTCTGCGCCTCGTGTGAGTTTTGGGGAACGACTCGCCGAGAGCGCGCAGTTGGAGTGCTGTGGCACGCTCAAGATCGACGCCTTGCCCCGCACACCACTCCAACGCTTGCCGGAGTCTCAGGTCATAAGCCCTGATCGTGTTGTCCGCCAATCCAGACGCGACGAGGTGGTCGCGGAATCTGGACAAGGTGGTCATGGTGACATCGCACGCATGACCGTCGATAGGCCGTCCGGCCTATACGGCTTCGGCGTATCCTCGGGTCAGGTCGAGGACGAGTTCGATCTGTCCGGTGATCGGGTCGTGGTAGTTCCATTCGTCCACGACGTGGAAGTTGCGGTCGATGGCACAGCCGATGCAGTCGCCTACGGCGTGGTCGATGCGCGAACGGTTGATAGCCTCAGGATTGAGATACCCCGGAATAGCTTGATCGAGGCCGCGAAGATCGTGGCGGACCATTCGCCGGTTGACGGGAGGACCATACCAGTAGAACTCGATGTCGAATTCCTGGATCTCCGCGAAGGTGCGCAGCTCAACCGGATCGACTTTGCGCCGTCCGTTCTCGATGGCCGTGATCCTGTCAGCATTCCAGCCGTCTTCGCCGGTGGCGTCCGCCATCAGTTCGGCCATCTGTGCCTGTGTCCAACCCCTGAGCATCCGCCCAGCCTGTAGCGCCTTGTGGACCTTGTGCTCATACGTGAGTGTCACGTTCGTGCCTTTCTCGAACCTTTCATGTGCCACCGTACAGCATCCGTCAAGATTCTGCAAGGGGTGGGGCGTGAATTCAGATCATGACGGTCCTTGACAGATATCTGAACATCCGTTACGGTCTCTGCTCATGGCACCCAGTCTCAAAGACGCACTGGACAGATACCTCCAAGCGCACACAGGCATCGACCTCGCCGCCTTCGTCCTAGACCGTAGGGATCAGACCCCCCCGAAATCGTGGCAGTCCATCGCCGTCGAGATCGCACGGGTGACGGACGGGATCTTCGAGATCTCCCATGAGACGCTCAGAACGTGGGCCGCCGAGTGGGAGAGGGCCGCAGCATGAAGGACCGTCTAGCCACTATCAAGGCCCTGCGTGCGCTGGCCGACTACCTGGAAGAGCGACCCGCAGTGCCGACCCCGAATGTCGGTACGATCTACGCCTTCCCTGACCCCGCCGAGCATCCGATCGCGGAAGTGGCCCGAGCGATGGGCGGCTTTGTCAAGGACCACGACGGAACCTACCTGAACCTGGTGAGAGACTTCGGCGAGCTGCGCCTGGAGGTGGCCTACCGGTCCGAGCAGGTGTGTGAGCGTGTGGTCGTCGGCACTGAGGACGTCCCCGAGAAGACTGTCCCGGCGCACACGAAAGAGATCGTGGAGTGGAAATGCCCCGAGTCGCTCCTGGCGCTGGCCGTTGACGAGGTGTCGGCGTGAGCGTCGACGCGCCCACCCGCGAAGCGTGGATGTTGAGCGCCTTAGACGATCTCAGAGAGATATTCGGCGCCGCTGATCTGAAGGTGCCCGAGGTCCGGGTGTCGGTTGGCTGGCCGTCGCGGCGGGCAATGTCTTTAGTCCAGCGGACTATTGGCCAATGCTGGCACGGCCAGGCCGCAGCCGATGGCGTGACACAGATTTTCGTTTCCCCCGTCCTCGCCGATCCGGTCGAAGTCCTCGACACCCTCACGCATGAACTCTTGCACGCTGCCCTCCCCAAGGAGACGGGGCATAAGGGAGCGTTTAAACGGTCTATGGCTCTTGTGGGTCTGACGGGTAAACCGACCGAAGCATCAGCTGGACCGGAGTTGACCGAAACGCTCAAGGGCATCGCCAAGAAACTCGGGCCGTTCGACCACTCGAAGCTCACTGCTGGCGGGTTTCCGAAGCAGACCACTCGGCTCGTCAAGGCCGAGTGCGACCTGTGTGGATACAACGTTCGGGTCACTCGGAAATGGCTCGACGAGGCCGGCGCTCCGATCTGCCCGTCGGACCAGACCCAAATGACGGAGGCATCGTGACAGTCTACTGGTGTGTCCCGCCGGTGGCCGGGGGGGAGTCGTGACCTGCATCTTCTGCCGCGCGTGGGGTCAGGAAGATCCGAACTGCGGCCACTACCTCGAATCAGGAACGCTAACCCCGGCCGGATATGCGACCAGGGCATGGCGGGACGCCCACCTTCTCGGCGACAGGGCGAAACGGTACGCCGACGCTGAAAACGGCCGCGCCGAATGGACGAAGCTCGATCACATCGTCCGGATGGCGAACCTGGCGCTCTCAGGCGGGACGGAGGGCGGCGAGCTGGCCTTCCCATCTTGGAGGGGCGCATGAGCATTGACCCTCGCATTCTGGAAGCACGCAAGAACCCTCGCCGCACAGAGAAGCGGTGCTCTGTCTGTCACCAAACCAAACCCCTATACAGCTTCCACTTGGGCGGCTCGACGATCGACGGGCGGTCGGCTAGCTGCAAGGAGTGCGCAAACGCTAGGACCAGGGCATGGATCTCGTCCGAGACCCCCCGTCTCAAACTGACTGTTAGCGCCAAGACGTGCCCCGCGTGTTGCGTGGAACGGAGTGCGTCGCAATACCACAAGTGCCGAAGTAGACCCGACGGACTCCAGACATATTGCAAGGAGTGTCAGGCTCGCTGTAGTGCCGGAGGGTCGGTAGCGGGCATTCGTCGTAGCTTGGGCCTGCCGACCACCCACAAGCGACGGGTCGCTTCGTTGCGCCGGGAGGCCGGGGCATGATCTGGCTGATCCTGGGCTGGCTGGCGTCTGGCGTGGCAGGGTGGATGCTGACGTTCGGTCACTTCCAGTACAAGTACGGCGACGTTTCGTCGACGGCCACCCATGCGACGTTCGCCTCGTTCGTAGCGCTGCTCGGGCCAATGGGGCTCGTCGTGTCTGCTGCGCTTGGTCACCGCTATGCGTGGCGGTATTGGCGGAACGGTCGGAAGTCTCAAGCCGAGCTCCAACGAGCAGCGCTACTTCGGGCGGGAGCATCGGTCGGCCAATCGACCACATCAATCATCGCTTCTACCGCCGCACTCAATAGTGCTTTCGTGAACGCAGCGAACTCCGTGGCGGCCTTCGCCGAATCCTGGAAGCCCGAACCCGTCGAGGAAGTCACCGTTCCTGAGGCGGTGATCGGCTGGCGCTGGTGGTCCCTCGACCCTCTCTCGATGATGCTGCGCGGCCATGTGGCTGTCTGGTCGTCGGGGACGGTGGGGGCGGTCCACATTGACAGCCTGGGCAATGTCGGAGGACACCTCTCTCCCCAGGCGAGCTGTCTGTGCGGTGTCAACGCTCTCAAACCGGAAGCGGTCGCCGAATACCTGTCTGAACCGTACGCCGGCGACTTCGTGGACGTGTTCGGCCGTGTCGCCCTCACCGGAATCGTCGACGAATACGAGAAGGGATACCGCGGTGAGAAAGCCGTGATCCTAGAACTCGTCATCCTATCCGAAGCCCCCCTGTTCACCGTCGCCGGCGAAGCCTTGCTGTCCGAGATGGAAGGAAGGTATGGGGTTCGTCCGACAGTCCAGTCGCGAAAGTCGTGGCTGGCAGAGATGGAGGTTATCCATGGATATGGGAAAGAGAATCAAGCGGATTCATTCAGAGCCGGTGAAAGCACCGCAGGAGCCAGTCAAGGAGCCGGTCAAGACGGGCTGATTCACACTGACAACCTTGAGGATTGTCCGGCGTGCGAAGCGAGGTACGGCCGATGAGCGCCGCCGTACGTCATCATTTGGAGCAGGCGTGGCTCGCATCCCTCGACGTCGACCCCGACACCTGGCATTCCGATCCGTTCGCCCAGATCGTCTTTGAGATCGGCCAGAAGTTCGACGAGGTAGAACCGGACCGGCTGAACCTCCTCGTTGAGGGACGGCTCGCATGATCCGCACCGTCTGGGAGCAGACCGACATCCCCGGCGTCTGGGTGAACGGTGGCGTCGTCTTCGACTTCCCCTCAGCCGACTGGCGGATCGTCATCCTCGTGTTCGCTGTCGTCGCACTCGTCACGTTCGGAAGGCTGGTGTTCACATGATCTGGCTTGCAGTCTTCGCCGTGTTCGGAGCCGGTGTCTGCTTCGGATTCTTCATCGCCGCCCTAATGGTCGCCGCCAGGAACGACCGATGACGTTCCAAAGGCCCCCCTGCATCGGATGCGGACATTCGGGTACCCGTCACATCGACGGGGTCGGTCTGTGTCTGGTCAAGTCGTGTCGACTGTGCCTGGTCTACCGCCGCCCCACCTACGGGCAGACGGTCGCCACGCACCGCGGGTATCGGATCGTGTACGTGGCGGATGATCACTACCGGACCGAGCCAAACCTCGGGTCTGCCGCCTCCGTGACGCAGGCGCGCCGCGGGATCGACCACCGGCTGACAAAGGACGACCGATGACGTTCCTCTTCTGGTTCGCCGTCACCTTCGGAACCGTCTACGGCATGTGGAATCAGTTCGCATGGTTCCGACGGATCGTGTGGCGGTTCGTGGACTGGTGGATGGTCGAACCCGACGACATCGACCGGCTGCTCGATCGACAGCCTTCCCGGACAGCCATTCGGGGAGACGCCGGGGCGGGTACGGGAACCTCCCCCCGGCTTGCCACCCGCCCCGGCCCTATTCGTGGACCACTCAGTAACGGAAGGCGCAACAGATGACCTGTGATATTTGCCGGATGTCGGCGGAGACAACCGCCCGCATCTACCGACGTTCCCGGTACGCCGTCGACTGTCACGGCATCCGATTCTTCGCACGGTGGACCCGATGATCGACAAATACCGAATGATCGCGCCCCTGGCGTATGGCGGTAAGCAGGGCTGCGAGAGCATGACGTGTCGCCGCATGTTCGGTCCCGATGGGTCAATGTCCCCCGACTGCATCGGCTGGCACTGCTCCTACTGCGACGAACCGACCGGGCCTCAGGGACACCACTGCGATGTGGGCGACACGCTGATCGCCGCATCCACACGGCTGCTGAGCGAGGAAACCCGATGATCGTCGAAGACCCCGACGGGACCTTCCACTACTCCCCCCAAGGGCTCCTCCAAACCTGCCGATGCGGACTCCCCATCGAAGAAGGATGGTCCACTGTCTGTGCGACCAGTGTCCGCGTCGTCATGGACCGGGCGTGTGACGGATGCTTCCGATCCCGACTCGGAGTCGCCGCATGAGCACTCCCACCGAACGGCACAACCACAAAGTGCTGACCTTCATCGTCTTCATCCTCGTGTCGGCCGTGCTGGCGTTTGTCCAGGCGTGGCCGGTGATGCTGGGGGCAGTAATCCTGCACGGATATTGGGATGTCATCCCACCCATCACCTACTTGGAATCTGTGGCCCTCACATGGGCGTGGGGCGTCATCTGGACAACGATGGGGCGAACCATCAAAGTCAAGGACGCCGCATGAACGACTTCGAGGCTCGCCACATCCAAGGACAACTCGACGTGCTGCGCGACCAGGTGCGAGACCTCGCCGTGTACGTCCCTCAACCTCAACTAGAGGGTCAGCAGTGAGCAGACCGAAAGCCCAAGGCACCCAGTGGGAATCAGAGCTGGTCCGACGCATCCAAGACGCCGGACTCGTCGCCGGACGCCACGCCGAAGGCGGCTCCAGTGACGTGGCAGACGTGTGGATCGGCTCCCCCGTCCCCGAGGTGGGCGACATCACCGTGGTCGCGTGGAAACGGCTCACCGGAGACGGGACACGACGCACCCCAGACGGGGAACGAGACGTAGTGGTGATGCGTACCGACGACTTCCTGAGAATGTACGACCGCGGTCTGGGCTCCCCCGTCGTCCACGTCGAATGCAAAGCCACACAGGCACTCAACGTCACACGTGTCCTGTTTAGGGCGCGGGGGAAGGTCGCCAAGGCGATCAGACGCAGGGAGACAGCGTGAGCCACGCCCGATATCTGGTTGGTGACGTGTTTGAGCGTATGGCCGAACTGCCCGACGGCTCGGTCGATCTGATCTTGACCTCGCCGCCGTTTCTCGCACTCCGCTCGTACCTGCCCGCCGATCATCCGGACAAGGCGAAGGAGATCGGTTCCGAACCCACCCCGGCCGAGTTCGTCGATACGCTGCTGCGGCTCACCGCCGAGTGGCGCAGGTTGTTGGCCCCGCACGGGTCGTTGTGTGTGGAGCTGGGTGACACGTATTCGGGGTCCGGTGGTGGCGGTGGCGATTACTACGAGGGCGGATTGCGGGAAGGCCAACCGGGGTTCACCGGCTCGGCGGCGGCGGACCGCGAGGCGATCAAGTCGGCGAACGCAGCCCATTGGCGGCAGAAGAACCCGCAGCGCAACCAAGGCACCGTGAATCTCCGACATGGGGTCACCGTCGAGGGGGGAAGGCTGCAAGATGGCCCCGGTTGGCCACTCGCCAAGTCCCTCTCCCTCACCCCCGAAGCCTACCGGTTCGCTCTCGCCTACGGCATCAACCCGCACACCGGACAACCATCATCGGCCGGACGTTGGCGGGTACGAAACGTCATCCGGTGGGTGCGTCCGAACCCTCCGGTGGGGGCGTTGGGTGACAAGTTCCGGCCGGCCACGTCGGAGATGGTCGTCGCCTGCGTGTCGGGGTCCCGGTATTTCGACCTCGACTCAGTAAGGGAACCGCACGCCCAACCGCAACACGTCAAGACAAACGGCCCCAAGTCGCGCAACGCAGCCGAGCAAGACGGCCTAGGGCGAGGGTTCCTAGAGCGGACCACGAACCCTGCCGGCGCTCCCCCACTCGACTGGTGGAAACTCTCCCCCGGCGGCTACCCCGGCAGCCACTACGCCGTCTGGCCCCCCGAACTATGTGTCAAACCGATCAAAGCCATGTCCCCGGAACGGGTGTGTGTCGAATGCGGGGAACCGAGTCGGCGGATTACTGAAACGTCGTATGTCCGATCCAATGGCGGCACCACCGGTAAGCGCCGGGATCTCAGAGAGCCAGACGGTCGGACAACGGGAGCCTCTATCCAAGGCAAACCAACGATGAACCGGGTGGACTCGACGGTTGGCTTCACCGACTGTGGCCACAACGCCTGGCGCGCGGGCCTAGTCCTCGACCCCTTCGCGGGCAGCGGGACAACTCTCAGTGTGGCCACCGGGCACGGCCGCGACGCCATCGGCATCGACCTCGACGAACGGAACGCTGACTTGGCGCGGGAACGCATCGGCGAACTTTTTCTGACCGTGGAGGCAGCGTGACCTGCCGTAACTGTGGACACCCCATCGCCTCCCACCCCGCCCGGTTCCTCTGCCATGAGGACGACTGCCGATGCCCCGGATGGATCGAAAAAGCAGCAGGCACATGACTCTAGAACCAATCGTCTACTGGATAGGAAACACACCGTTGCTGCATGGTGAACGAGCCGAAAAAGACCCGCAACACCCGGAGGCGTGTCTATGTGGACACCCGGACTATCTGATGTGTCCCGAATCCATGTTCGGAATCCAGTCATGGACAATCTACCCGGCAGAGGGTTAAAGCACATGATCCCCGATCTCATCCCCGACTGGCATCAGCATGCCGCCTGTATCGGTCTCGGCCACCTGTTCTTCCCCGACACCCGGGGACGGCCAGCCAGCCGGGAATATGAACGGGCCAAACAGATCTGCTGGACCCAATGCCGGGTACGGGAACTCTGTCTGGATCAGGCGCTCGCCTACTCCGGATACATGGACAAGCACGGCGTATGGGGTGGGCACACACCGAAGGAACGAGACCGGCTACGAAGGGAACGGGCGGCATGACCGAAGTACAAATGAGAAAATACGGCCGATACTTCTGGCCGCCCGACGACCCTGCCGGCGTCAGCCTTCCCGGTGTCACCATGATCACCGGCAAACTCGACAAGTCCGGGGCGCTGTCCGGTAGCGCGGCGAAAATCACCGCCACCTACGCCGTCGAGAACATGCTCGGCTGGGAGAACCTCCCACAAGAAGACGCCATCAAACTGATCAAATCCCAGTATCGGGACGAGTGGAACGGCAAAGCCTCTCGTGGGTCGAAGGCGCATTCGGCGATAGCCGACTGGATGGTCGCAGAAAAGGCCGGGGACGACGCCCCCGAGGTGGCCGACATTGACATGGTGCCGTTCATCGCCGGTGCTGCCGCCTTCGTCATGGACAACGTGAAGAAGATCGGAGCAATAGAGGCCACCGTCTTCAACCTCACCTACAAGTACGCCGGCACGTTCGACATGCTCTGCCAGCTCACCGACGACACCTACGCCATCGTCGACTGGAAGACAGGCGGCATATACGAAGAGGCATCCCTCCAGCTCGCCGCCTACGCCCACGCCGAATTCATCGGCAAACCAGACGGCACCCAGATCGCCCTCGACCGGGAGATCACCAAAGGGATCGCCGTCCAAGTGCCAGGCGACGGCACCTACACCGCCTACATCACCGAATTCGCCTGCGGCGGCAAATGCGAACCACGCAAAGAGTGCGCCCCGTTCCGAGGGTTCGTGGGCTTGCGCGGCGTCCAAAAATGGGAGGACCTCACAAAATCCAAGACGTGGGTTGAGAAACGGAAGGGAGCAGTAGAACCCGAAGACGACGCGGCATAGAACACAAGACCAACAAGGGAGAACACAATGCCAGAAGTCACATATTCAGAGACCAGCTTCGAACTGCACGAGGCCGACGAGTGGTATCCGGGCGTCATCGCCGACATCGAAGACGGCGAGGACTACGGATACGGACCGACCATCAAATTCGTCGTCCACATCGACGGGGAGATCGACGCCATCAGCGAAGAACCGCGGGAAACATGGGCGATAAGCTCGGCCAAGCTCACCCCCCGCTCCAAGCTCTACGGCTGGGTGAAGGCGATCGACGCCGAAGTCATCCCTGCCGAAGGCGGCACCCTGGACCTGTCGATCCTGGAAGGCCGCGGCGTCGACATCATGTTCGAGCTTGTCGAATCGGAGAACGGCACCCGCGACCGGGTAACCAAGATCCGAGGACGCAAGGCTTCCACGATGCGGGAGAAGCAGAAGACGGCAGCCAAGGCGACCAAGCCGAAAGCAAAACCGACGGTTGAAGACGACGACGTTTTCTGAGCACAGTGGGTCACGAACACATCCCCGAGACGGTTCGCATGATCGTCCGCAACGGAGACTCACACCTGTTCGATAGGTGCGAGATCTGCGAGACGCGGCTAGGGGCAAACCTACGACACGACGAATACGACATCGAACAGGTACCGGTCATAGCCGACTACTCGCTCGATGCCCCGCCGTGCCGTGTTTGCGGCCGTTGAGGTGTGGAACTCCACCACTGGGCGCCACGCGCCCTGTTCGGGGACGAAGCAGAGGTATGGCCCCAGGACTTCCTCTGCCGAGCGTGTCACACCCGATGGCATCAGACCATGAACCGGGCAGCGTGACCGTCTTGCGTGACCTCGCCCAGCAGGCAGTAGACCACGGGATCTCCGTGGTCCCTGCCCGCATGGACGGCACAAAACGACCAGTCGGAGAATGGAAACAGTTCCAGCGGCGGCTCGCCGTCGGCGACGAACTAGACCGATGGTTCGGAGACACCCAGGAAGCCATCGGCGTCATCTGTGGTCGAGTCTCCGGCGGCCTCGAAATGATCGAATTCGAAGGCCGAGCCATCAAAGACGGCACCTACACACGGTTCCAAGAAGCCATGCTCGCCTCCGGACTCGCCGACCTGTGGCGGCGCATCACCGACGGCTACCAAGAAACCACCCCATCCGGCGGACTCCACATCTTCTACCGATGCGAAACCATCGAAGGCAACAAGAAACTCGCCCGCCGACGAACCGACGAAGGCGAAATCCAGGTACTCATCGAAACCCGCGGTGAAGGCGGATTCGTTGTCATCGCCCCCACCACCGGCAACTGCCACCCCACCGGCCGACCATGGACCCGCACCAAAGGCTCACTCGCCACCATCACCACCATCCGACCAGGCGAACGCACCGCCATCCACGCCGTCGCCGAATCGTTCGACACCTACCGCACACCAGAAACCCCCCACAGCCCACCAGTGGGCTCAGACGACGAACGGCCCGGCGACCGGTACAACAGTCACCCCGACGCCATCCGACGCACCTACCAGCTCCTCAAAACCCACGGCTGGCAACTCGACCATGTGGACCGGGACGGAACCAAATACCTCACCCGCCCCGGCAAAAACACCACAGACGGAATCTCCGCCACCCTCGGACACCCCAAAACCGGCGGACAAGGCTTCTACGTATTCACCACATCCTCAGAATTCGAAGCCGAACGCTCCTACAACCCATTCCAGGTGTACACCATCCTCCAACACGGAGGAGACTACGCCGCAGCAGCACGCCACTACGCCGTCGAAGAACGCGCAGGCGAACCCGTCTGGGACATCACCACCGGCGCCCCCAAAGAACCACCCCCGCTAACAGAACATCCGGGGATCACCCCCATCAACCTCAACGAGGTGATCACCGGCACCTTCGCCGACGAACAGTGGCTCGTTGAACCGATCATCCCCAAGAACCGGCAGACCAGCATCTACGCCAAAGGCAAATCCGGCAAGAGCCTCCTCGGACTCGAAATCGCCTGCTCCCTCGCCTCCGGCCGGCCCGTCGCTCACGAACCGGAACGACCAGCAACCCACGTCATCTACATCGACTTCGAGATGACCCCGGGCGACCTCCAAGAACGCCTCCTCTCACTCGATCACTCCCCCAAACAAGACGACTGGACCGCCCTCGAAACCCACCTGCACTACTACCTACTCCAACCGTTCTCACCGTTCGACACCAGAGAGGGCGGAGAACAACTAGTCGAAATCATCCAACATCACGACGCCGAGCTCATCGTCATCGACACCCTCATCCGCTCCGTCGAAGGCGAAGAAAACTCGGCGGACACCATCAAAAACTTCAACCGGTACACCGGACAGCGGATCAAAGCGCTCGGCAAAACCCTCGTCAGGGTCGACCACGCCGGCAAAGACGACGGACGCGGCCAGCGGGGCTCATCAGCCAAACGAGACGACGTGGACCTCGTATGGCGGCTCAGATCCGAACCAGGAGCATCCGAAGGCGTCACCAACATGCGACTCATCAACGATGCTTGCCGCATGTCCTGGGTACCCCAAGAGATCGTGATCCGCCGACACGACTATCCGCTACGCCACGAGATCCCCAAGAAGCAACTCACCGACCGGGAATCGATCGCCTGGCAGTGGCTTGAAGACATCGACCATCCCGCGGAGATGGGGCTCACCAACACGTGGGAGACATTGAAGGATCGGGCGGACAAGCCCGAGGGGATCACCAGAGCGCACCTTCAGGGTGCGCAGAAATTCAGGAGGAGGTCGGATGAAACGGCATGAATCCTGGCTATCCCAAAAAAACACGGGATACCCCGCGGATAGGCAAATCGGCCGATTTGGGATAGCGGACGGGATAGCCCAAAAACCCTATGGGATAAGGGACGGGATAGCACGGGATAGAAAACCCCGGCGAGACGGGATAACCACCCCCCCCTGTAAGGGGGGTGGTATCCCAAGCCCACAACGGTGGGGTGTTCACCGGGTGGATTCGGACCCGAAACAGGAGACAGCAGCATGATGCTGGTAGCGGTCATGTTCGACGCTCCGGTCATGGGGGTTTCCAGACGGTGGCCGAACACGGTCCACGCCGTCGACATGGAGGGCGTGGTGGAGGGCTGGGAGCGCGGCACTTTCAAGTCGGCGTGCGACAAGAGGGGGCTCCGATTTTGGGGGCATGAGGTTGAGGGTGTGCTGTGTGCCGCGCCGTTCCCCCCGAGGGTGAAGGGGATGCCGGACTCGACTGAGCGCTGCCGGGAGTGTTGGGTGTTGACCGGGAAGAAGCGACCGCGGGTTGAGTGGCGACAGTACGAGAGGGAGACAGCAGCATGAGCGAATGCGAACAAATCTGTGACTACTGCGCGTGGATGGACGCCGCCTATCCCGACGACATTAAGAGTCCTGGTGGGCCGTGCGCGCCTGGCGAGACATGGACGGTGGGGCGAAGCGTGTTGAAGTGTGTTTGCGGGGAGACAGCATGAGCGTGAATCTGGACCGGCTTCGGGAGGCGATGTCAGAGCTGGACCTCTGCCGCTGCGAGGAATGCGACGAGGCAGCCAAGGCGCTAGACGCCATTCTGGACGCTCCCCGCGTCTGGTGGTGCGAAGTGACCCGCGACGTCGAGACCGATCCGTCTGAGTGCGACTCCTGCGGCGTTCGCTGCGGGTGGGTTGTGTTGGTTCCTGTAGAGGGTGAGAAATAGATGGAGCACGAGCGGATGGATCGTGTGGAGGCGAGGCTGGTAGAGGGTGAGGGAACATAGATGGACGGCTCACTACACGATAAGGGCCGTGACTGCGCTCGCACCGAGGAAGTGTTGGAGACCTACCGGAAGCGAGCACTCAGGGCTGAACTGCGGTTGAGGAAGATGGAAGCGATGCGACCGTTCTTTGTGGGGCTGCGACTCTTCGCTGAAAGGGAGCATGGGTCAGAAAGCTTTATCGCCACTATTGACGAGATGGAAGCGTTGCTGCTGGGAGGCTCCGAATGAGTGACCGATCCGTCAAGGTTGCCGACGTGCTCCCGACAAGAGCGAAAGACCTGCCCTGGTCGTGGGTCGACGAAGACCGCAACACTCGGACCCGTCAATGCCTCTGCTGTGGGCGTCCGGGCCACTATCAGGAGATGCTCGAATCTCACATGGCGGAGCACGGAGTCGAAGGTATGGGCATCGTCGTTGATGAAGGTGGCTTCCTGGGGGACGGGCACCATCGGGTGGTCGCTGCTCTCCGTCTCGGCATTGACAGGCTGCCAGTCGAATCCTCCGATGATGCTCAGGCCAGATGGGTTAGGGACCACGGTCATGTGGACTGGCATCACAGGAAGTTTGGTGACCGCTGATGCCCCTGCGTGAAGCCTGGTTGCACGAGACCTATCCGAACGCCATATACCGATGGTGGGTCACGAACAAGGTCATGCGCTGTGACGAGAATGGCGTCGAACTCACCTACAGGCCACGCCGACCCGACGACGTGATCTGCGGTGCACGGACGATCCGACCCGGCATCGAAGGGTTCACCAAGCGGTTTCACTTCCGGGCCGATCAGTCGGTCCCGCACGAGGTCGTCTGCAACTTCGTCGGGGATCACGGTGAGGCTCCCCACGTTGGGGTTCCTGCCGAGTGCGCCGACATGGAGTGCCGCTGTTCGTCGTATGGCAGTTACCACCTGGTGATGGTCGGCTTCGCTATCCGACCAGAAAGGAGCGTTGTCGATGAGTCTGCGTGAAGCCTGTAAGCACGGACGATACGAGACGCATCATGTGAAGAGGGGCCTCAACTCCCCGTATATGTGCGACGGCAGACGTGTCCTATCTGACGCCGAAGCTCTCAGGGCGCTCCTGTTCAAGCCATGCGAGGAGTGTGAGGGGGAAGGCCAGACGTTCAAGCCGCTGGGGACAATGGCTCACGACGAGGCCAGTCCCCACTACCTGACCCCAGCGGAAGGGTTCTGGAAGGGGGAACGTCTACCACCTGGTCGCTACCGAGTGGGCAGCGGCACAGAATGGATCGACTTCGATCTGCGGGGCGAGGACGACGTGCTGACGAATGCCGTCTACCTGCCCGAAGTGGAGGACTGGCCGTTCGATGAAGTTCCGCTGCACATCATGTGGACCTGCCCCTCCTGCGGGGGGAGCGGGCAGACACCGAAAGACGGGGTGGCGGTGGTCGTCGGATACGACGTGCCAGATCAGGTCATCATCCCCCTGTCGATGCTGGAAGGAGACCGAGAGCGATGAGTGAGCCAACCCACGAGTTCCTGATTGATCTCGACGGGCTCATGTGGTGCGGCGATGAATGCCCCGCGGAGGATGAGCACCACAGAGGCACCCCGCCTGAGACCATCCCCGATTGGGAGTGGACAGATGAAGGACTGCTGCTGTGGTCTAGCGGTCCGGGGCGGACCCTTTGGACCCACGCTGAGTTCGACGCCATCGCCCGCAAGGAAGGCTATGTGCGTCTCGACGTGCTGTTGGTGGCCGCTGACGCCGACCTTGTGCTGAACAACGCAAGGTGCGATCTGGTCGATCCGACGATCAAGCGGCAATGGGCGTTGGCGAGGAAACGGTTGCGGTCCGTTCTCGCCGCTCTCGACCCGGAGGGAGACACCTAGATGGCGAAGGCGCGCAGCAAGGTCGAAGAACTGAATCGGTCGGCCGAACGGGCTCGAGACGCCCAACAGCGGCATATCGCGGCGTTGCAGGCCGACAAGGAACGTGTGAAGGCCCTGCTGCCGGTGAGTGCCCGTGAGAGGCGCGCCAAGTGGGGGCCGTCAGTGGAGGATTTGCATCGGGTGATTGACGCGGCGTTGGAGGCGTCAGATCCGCAACGGTCCGCGCCGATAGGTGACACGATGCGAGTATCAGTCCCTTCGTCGGAGGGTGATGAGGGTGCGGCGACACGGAGGATGCGGGAGAAGGCGAACCAGCTGCGCCGGGACATCGGACAGTTGGCCGCCAGGTATGCGACAGTGTTCGGGGTTGACTTGCCGGATCGTCGGGATTGGTCGGCGCATGTGAAGTGGCATGAGATGCGTGGACGCACCGAGGACGGTTGTGAGTATTGCGAAGAGAAGGAGGCGAGCTGATGGCTGGTTCATATCGACATGCAGTGGACGATGACGGCAAGCTCCAGACAGGCGAGGGAATGCTTATCGCCACCGAGACGCAAGGCGATGCCTACGAGACCATCGAGGAAATGTACGGGATGATCTGGTATCTGGCGAACGGGGACGCCGACCTTGTGGAAGAGGCCCGGGTCAACTGGCAGGTAGGTATTGAGCGTTCGCCGGGGCGCCGGGAGGCTCCATGACCCGCGATGCAAATCGGCGTCCCGTCAGAAAAGAATCCCCAATGACTACCTACGGGATACGCTTGCATTTCGCGTTCTCGGTCCGTACAGTGTGCGACTGGTGGACCTGTCCCCCGAACGGGACACGATGATGAACCGGGTCATCTTCACTGGAAGTCGACACTTCACGCACCGATGGATGGTTCGATCCGCTCTCCAACACCTCGACCCCGAGACCGACCTCATCGTTCACGGCGACGCACTAGGCCTTGACACCATCGCCGCCGAAGAGGCCACCAACTTGGGGTTCACTGTTGAGGCGTGGCCCGCCGATTGGAAGATCTACGGCAAGGCGGCAGGACCGATTCGTAACCAGGCGATGATCGACGCTGGCGCGGACCTCGTGGTGGCGTTCCCATTGGGGGACTCGGTGGGGACTCGTGATTGCATCGCCCGAGCCCTCAAAGCTCGCATACCTGTTGATGAGCATGAATGGTGGCCGCCGGACCCACAGCAGCCGGACGGGACCCTCGCATGAGCACAGAACGCTTCCGCTCCGAGATGCCATCGTTCTGGCACGAGGGTCTTCCCGATGAGGAATTGCGTAAGACCCTGGCGTTCCAATGGTGGGACTTCGGCGAGAGGCTCCGCGACCTGGGCTGGGCCTTCGTTGATTCGCTGCGTCCCCTGTATCGAAGGTTCGGTATCGAGCTGCGTACGGACCCACGGCTGCCGAACGGGACCCCCGCATGACGGATGCAGGCCGCGAGATTATTGCTATCCCGTGCTTCCACTGCGACGGCACTGGCAGTGTTGATTGGCGTGAGGCGAAGAGAGATCCTGGGTTCGTCACGGCCGAGGTTCGCGGTGTGACCACTACTCCCTGTCCTCATTGTAATGGTTGTGGCGATGTTCCGGCCTTCCGGTTTCCGAGTGGGGACATCCATCCGAACTGATGAAAGCCAGTCCGGCAACGACGGCCGACCCCTTTGCGGGGTATCCACACACCAGCGCGCGCATTCACCATTTGAGGTTGGCTGGGCTCGGTCGGATACCCCGCGATCTTCTAGGGAGAACCATGGTTCTTCGCATCTGCCTGGAGTCCTACTGCAACACCCTCTCCCACCAGGGGAGATGCGAAGCACATCGGGGACGTGACAAGAACCTGGCCCGGGACCACCTAGACCAGATAGCCCGACGCGACCGCTGGATCTGCCAACTCTGCCACCAACCAGTGAACAGAGTACGAGGGGTACATCCTGGGGCACCATCCCTCCACCATGTGAACGGCGACATCTCCAACAACACCCCCGGCAACCTCGCACTCACCCACTTCTCCTGCAACGCAGCAGAACACTGACCCGGGGGATCTTCGGGGGACCCCACCGCCCCGGGGCAGACAGACATCATCCCCCGGTCACACCCGGCACACACAAACAAGCCAGAACAGCCGGGGACCCTCACGGCGACACCCCCAACCCCAAACCGATTCCCGAACAACCCCACCGAGGGGGACAGGAACGCAGTGGTGGGGGGGTAGTCGAAAATCACAAGCACGAGACGCTCCAGACGAAGAGAGCCACCTCTGCGCATATTTTGTCGGGTTCAGACGTTTGAGCCCTCAGCCTTTGAACTTGGGAGGTCCGGATGTCGAAGGGTGGCGCTCGGGTCCGTTCCGGTCCTGCTCCTGATCCGAATGCCATCCGTCGGGAACGGGACGAGGGGGAGTGGATTGCTTTGCCTCCGGCCGGCCGGGAGGGTCCTGCCCCGGATTGGCCGTTGTCTACGGCAACGAAGAGAGAGTTGGATCTTTGGCGGTCGGAGTGGGCGCGTCCGCAGGCGGTGATGTGGGAGAGGAACGGTCAGGAGCTGGAAGTGGCGATGTTTGTGCGGGCTGTCCGGGTGGCGGAATCCGCGAAGGCGCCGACTGCTGCTCGAACGCTGGTCCGTCAGTTGATGGATTCTCTTGGGATCACGGTTCCGGGCATGAATTCGTTGAAGTGGCGGATCGGTTCGGCTCCGCAGGTGGTGCGGGAACGTCCGGAGTCCGGGCCGTCGGTGAAGGACCGGCTGAAGGTCGTTCAGGGTGGCGCATGACAAGACGATGGCCGTTGTGCCGTCGTGGGTTGAAGCGCACTGTGTCATCCCTGATGGGTTCCGCAAGGGCGACCAGTTCCGCCTCTACGACTTCCAGCTTGAGTATTTCGCCCGTTTCTACCTAGTTCGGGGCGACGTCGAGTACGACGCGGTGAACCCGATTCTCGCGCCGGCGTTCGTGTTTCGTCGTGGGATGCTGGTCGGTCCGCAGAAGTTGGGGAAGGGTCCGCACACGGCTGCGCATATCTGCGCTGAGGGTGTCGGTCCGGTCCTGTTCTTCGGGTGGGCTGGACGCGATGACGGGTTCGCATGTTCGGATTGGGGTTGCGGCTGCGGATGGGAGCATCCATACGACCCCGGCGAGCCAATGGGGATGCCTTGGCCGACCCCACTGATCCAGATCACGGCGTTCTCTGAGGAGCAAACCGACAACATTTACGACGCGTTGCGTCCGATGATCCGCGAGGGCCCGCTGGCCGACGTTATTCCGAAGACGGGTGAGGAGTTCATTCGTCTTCCGGGTGGCGGCCGGATCGACACCGTGACCTCAAGCGCCCAGTCCCGTCTCGGTCAGAGGGTCACATTCGTTCCTCAAGACGAAGTGGGGATTTGGACGAAGTCCAACAAAATGGACAAGGTCGCGGACACCCAATATCGCGGGCTCGCCGGCATGGGCGGGCGGGCGTCGTTGACGACGAACGCTTGGGACCCTTCGGAGCAATCCGTCGCTCAGGTCCAGTACGAGTCGCTGGCGAAGGACGTTTACTGCCAGTTCGTACAGCCGCCTTCCCGGCTGTCGTATACGAACAAGCGGGAGCGGGCGCAGATTCATCGGGCCGTGTATCCGCCGGATGTGCGCCGCGAGAACGGCGGGCATGTGGATCTCGACGCCATCGAGAACGAAGCCGTGGATCTGATGGTCCGCGACACCCCGCAGGCGAAGCGGTTCTTCGGAAACATCCTCACAGTCGGCTATGGCGCGGCTGTCGAGCCTGATAGGTGGCAGGAACTCTACGCCCCGAGGACTGTTCTGCCTGGTACGCCGATCGGTGTCGGGTTTGACGGGTCCATTTCGGATGATGCGACGGTGATGCGTGCTTGTACGCAGGACGGGTATTCGTGGACGATCCATGCTCAGGTTCGGCCGCAGGGTGTGAAGGATTGGCGGGTGAACCGTCAGGCAGTGCATGAGGCGTTGGCGGAAACGTTCGAGCGGTACACGGTGGGCCGGGTGTTCGCTGATCCTCCGAAGTGGTGGTCGGAGTTGGAGCAGTGGGCGGAGATTTACGGGGAAGAGATCGTGTTGGCGTTTGACACGAACCAGGACCGTCGGATGGCCCCTGCGGTTGACAGGTGGCTAACAGCTATCGCGTTGGGCACGCACACGCATGACGGCGATCCGGTCGTGACTTCGCATGTGTTGGCGGCGCAGAAGAAGAAGGCCCGTGCGAAGGACCCTGAGGATGACATGCGCACCTTGTATGTGCTGTCGAAGCCGGGGGATGGTCGGAAGATTGATGGTGCGGTGGCGGATGTGTTGGCGTTGCAGGCGGCGGAGACGATGGAGATTGAGGCGGAGGTCGATGTGCAAGTGATGTTCGTATGACGACACAAGACGACCGGATCGAACTTCTGTTGGCTCTTGTCCTTCGGGAGTTGCGATTGCAGCGGATGGGCGAGTTGGAGCATCGCCGCAACGATGGTCGGTTTAGCGACTATGCGATTGGTGGGCTTCTGCTCGGGATTTTCGACGCCCACGAGATACCGGTGACTGAACCGGAAGATCGCGCACCGCGGCTCACGGCGTGATTGCTGTCCTCGTCACGATTCTCGGTTGTGTCCTAATCGTGGCCGGCGCTGCTCTGGTGTCTGTCCCTGCGGTGGTGGTGGCTGTGGGTGTTCTGTTGTTGTTGGCGGGTCTGTTGTTCGACTTCGAGGACTAGGCGGGGACGAAAGCGAACTCTGTTGTCGTAAACCCCTCGAACCGGCGGTCCTGGCGAATCGGTAGGAATGTCCCCGATACGTCATCCATCGCCCCCCCATGCTCAGAGAAGGGCACATCACCCGTGATTGTGACCGTGATTTTGCGGTTCGTCACGACATGCTCGATCCACCCAGGGGGCCGTAGTCCTGGCCTGGTTGTTTCGCGGCATTGCAGGCATTCGTAGTGTGACTCATCGACCGCCCAGTGCGGATCGTGTGACATCCATCCCTCGTTGCCCTCACACCAGTGCTGACGGTCGACGACGAAGTTGAGAGTGGGGTACCCCGAGTCGTAATAGTGCTCGTGGCCCCGTGTGTCAGTGGCCCGCCATGTCGGGTCGGACGTTGGGTGCCACGAACTAACGGGCATGGTATCGGCGGTGTATTTGACCATGTCCGCGGTGAACTCCTTGTCACCGATACGGACCGTCGGCCCCTGTTGTTGGGTTGCCATGCTGCACCTCCCGAGTGCTTTCCCGTTGATAGTCGGGGGCGGTCCGGTGGGATGCCGGATGTTCGGACCGTCGTCCTAGCCCTCTCGCCAGTATACCTCCGAGGAGTGACATGAACCTGCTCACCCGTCTCGCCTCGCGCGTCCCCGTGGAGGAACGCCAGGGCCTCGTCCAGATCCTTCCCACCTGGGCGAACATGACTGAGCGGAAAATGGGGAACGCCCGCAACGCCTACACGATCTCCTCGACGGTGCATTCGGCGATCAACGCACGGCAGAGAGTGTTCTCAGAGGTGCGTTTCGCCCTCCGCAGCCTGGATAACGGGGATTTGACGAAGAACCACGGCTCTCTCCGCCTGTTGGAACGTCCCTGGCCGGGAGGTACCGGTACCGAACTGTTGAAGCGGATGGAGTTGGACGCGTCACTGTCCGGTACGGCGTTCGTATACAAGCCGTCCCCGTCACGGCTCCAACCCCTCGACCCGGTGAAAATCGAGGTGGTAACCGACGGATTCGAGCTCGACGGCTTCCGATACTGGCCGAACGGCATCGGATCAGGCAGTCCGGTTCCGATCATGCGGGAAGAGATGGCTATGTGGGCACCTCTCCCCCATCCGGACCGCCAGTTCCTCGGAGCCTCCTGGGTGGAGGTGGTCGCCACCGAACTTCGCACTGAAGTCAAGATGCAGCGCCACCAGGAGAAGTTCTTCGACAACGCCGCCACTCCGAACATGTACGTCAAGGTGAAGGGCACGATGAAGGAGGAGTCGAGGGTTCGGCTCCGTGAAGAGCTGGAACGGCGCTATTCGGGCGTTGCGAACGCCTGGAAGACCCTTGTGATGGACAACGACGCTTCGATCGAGCGTGTCGGGAACTCGTTCGCCGAAATGGACTACGTCAACGTCATCAAGTCCACCGAAGGCCGCATCGCGTCCGCGGCGGGGACACCACCCATCATTATCGGGGCCAAAGCTGGCCTCGACGCTTCCACCTACTCGAACTACAACATGGCGATGCGAGCCTTCGCAGACCACCTGATCCGCCCGAACTGGAACAGTGTGGTCGCCGCTTTGGAGCCGATCACCAACATTCCGCGGGGAACAGAGCTCTGGTTCGACGATTCGGACGTGGCGGCGCTCAGGGCGGACAAGAAAGAAGAAGCCAGCATCCAGCAGACGGTGGCTTCGACGATCCGCACTTACCTGGACGCCGGCTTCGATCCGGACATCGCGGTGCAGGCAGCGACGAATCATGATCCTTCGCTGCTGGTTGGGAAGCATTCCGGCCTGTTCTCAGTCCAGTTGCAGCCTCCCGGCACCACTAACCCCGACGATTCGGTTGCTGTCCCCGCCCGTGCGGCGGCCGCGCTGATCGCCCGCGGTTGGGTCGTCGTGGAAGACGTTCCGGCCCTGTCCGCGTGAGGGAGGCAACGATGAGCGCACTGTGCGACGGTCCGATGGAGTGGGTCGACCCCGACGATGCATACGATCCGTCGGTCGTGTGCCACGTGTGCGGCGGTCGGTTCGTTTCCATGCTCCCCATGTACTGCTTCACGGCTCCTGACTTTGTGCGTCCGCCGAAGCCGCCTGTCGCCTCCCGCCCCCACTAGCCCCGCCCGACCCCCTGGAGTTTCTGATGAGTGACTCGCCCGCGCCCGAATACCACCCGCGCGACGACCTGATCCGCATGGTGGACCTTCCCGCCTCCCAAATCGAGTTCCGTGCCGACGACGGCCCCACTTTGGGCACGCTCACCGGCTACATGGCCGTATTCAACGAATGGGCCGAGATCCATTCATGGGAGGGCCGCTTCCGGGAGCGTATCGCGCCGGGAGCGTTCAAGAAGACACTCTCCGAGTTCGGCGACCGGGTGAAGATCCTCTTCAATCACGGCTTCGACCCGTCGGTCGGTGACAAGCCCCTCGGCAAGCCCCGCACCCTGAAAGAGGACAAGCGGGGCCTGTACGTCGAAGTACCCCTCGACGACACCTCCTACAACCGGGATCTGGTGGCTTCGCTCCGTTCCGGGGCCCTCGACGGGATGTCCTTCCGGTTTTCCGTCGCCCGCGAAGAGTGGGAGAAGGAAGACGAAGACCTGCCCGAAAGGACCATCAAAGAGATCGCCCGTCTTTTCGAGGGCGGCCCGGTCACCTTCCCGGCATATGAGGCCACCACCGCAGGAGTGCGCGCCCGGGACGCCTATCAGGCGTGGCGCACAGTCCACACCACACCTTCCCCGCAAGGGGACGACACCGAAGACGCCGCCCCTGAGGGCACCTCTGAGGAGTCATCCGACACGCCGCCCGTAGAGGCACCTGTCGAGACAAACGCCGCGGCCGAAAAGGTCGCAGAGCGTCACCGCAAAGCCGAACGCATCCGCGCCAAGAAAGAGCGCGTCTTCACAGCGATCGGCCTCGACACAGAGGAGTAGCTCATGGCTGAGCTCACGGACCTCCCGGACATCTCCGAGATGTCACATCGGGCGGTCCTCAACCAGATCAAGGACGTCGGCGACGAAATCGAGCGTGTCGCCAACAAGTCCGAACTTCACGAAGAGGACGAGCAGTACCTCAACAAGCTCGAAGCGCATTTCGAAGCGCTGAACGAGAAGCGGAAGGCTCAGGAACGTGAGGCCCTCGTGTCTCGTGTTTCGGCTGTCACCGGCAAGCCGACCAAGGTCACACCCGGCCATCCGGGCAAGGACCTGGACGACGACCCGTTCGGCGAACCCGGCTCCGTCGAAGACGCCAAGCGGTTCTCGAATCCGTGGAACGTCGACGAGATGCGTCGGATCGGTACCAAGTCGGAGATTGCCGGCGAATACCGGGCTCGTGCGTTCTCTGCCATCGAGCAGATGCGCGGCACGAACGACAAGCGTCGGGAAGCGATGACACAGATCATCGAACGTCACGACACTGAGGACGGGAAGCTGTCCAAGCAGCTGCTCGACACGTCGTCACCGGACTACATGCGTGCGTTCAACAAGCTGGCACGTGGCAAGGGCCACGCTCTCAGCCCGTCTGAACAGCGTGCCATGTCCCTCACCGACACCAGTGGTGGCTATCTGGTCCCGTTCCAGCTCGATCCGACCGTGATCATCACGTCGGACGGCACCTACAACGAGATCCGCAAGATCGCCCGGCGTGTCGTCGCAACCGGCGACAGGTGGAACGGCGTGTCTTCTGGTGCAGTCACCTGGGGTGTCCGCACCGAAGCGTCCGAAGAGGGTGACGACTCGACTACGTTCGCGCAGCCGTTCATCGACATCCATTCGGTGTCCGGGTTCGTGCCGATTTCGTTCGAGGCCTTGCAGGATGAGCAGAACGTCGCCCAAGAGGTCGGCCGTCTGCTCTCGTTCGGCAAGGAGGACTACGAAGCGACAGCGTTCGCTACCGGGTCCGGTACCGGCCCTCAGGGGATTGTCACCGCACTGGTGGCGTCGTCCCCGTCGGTGGTCGTGTCTGCTGTCACGAACAACGCGTTCGTAGCAGAAGACGTGTACGCCCTCGACGAAGACCTGCCCGCCCGATACCGGTTCCGAGCCTCCTGGCTCGCGCACCGTGCGGTCTACAACGACATCCGCCAGTTCGACACCTCCGGTGGAGGTGCCTTGTGGGAGCGGCTCGGCGCAGACGTGCCACCGCTGCTTCTCGGCAAACGCGCCTATGAGAGCGAAGCGATGGACGGGGCCTTGGCCACCGCCGACGACTACGCCCTCATCTTCGGCGATTTCGACAACTATGTCATTGCGGATCGTATAGGAACAACCGTTGAATTTATTCCTCACTTGTTCCATGCGGACAACAATCGTCCGTCGGGGCAGCGTGGCTGGTTCGCCTACTACCGGGTAGGGGCCGACTCCGTAAATGATGGTGCCTTTAGGCTTCTGAAGGTCTGATAACCCAGGTCACTTAGGAGGGGGGCTTTGGTTCCCCTCCGGTGACTCCGAAAGGAGTTTGTATGGCGAAATATGCGCCACCTGGGAAGTCTGAGGTTGCGTTCACGGAAACGGTGTCGGATTACACGTCCATCACTGCCGCCGAAGCGAACGGTGGAACCGATCTCACAACGTTCATTCGGACGTTGCCGGACATCCCCAGGACGGGCAATGTCGTGGACGTGGCGACTCTCGATTCTAAGTTCGAGAAGCGCCAAGTGGGGACTCGCGGAGGGGATATCCTTTCGATGGAGATCCTCCGAGACGACACCACAGACACGGCCTATACCACACTGGTGGAGGACACAGCCGGATATCTCATCGTGGCACGTAAGGGTCTCGCGACTGCGGGCACCTACAGTACGTCCGATGTGGTCGATGTGTTTCCAGTTACCGTTTTGTCGGTTGCGGACGGCTCGCCGGGCCGCAATGATCCCGATTTCTCGGTAGTTCAAATGGTCGTCACTGACGACCCCGACAGGAATCAGACCATCTGATTCCAATGGTATTGGGGGGACCGGGCTGCTATGCTTGGTCCCCTCAGTACGAAGCGATCCCCGCGACGTGTGACCGTCCGGGGATCTGGCCGAAACCTTGTAAGGAGGTTCGACATGTCACAGAGTAGCAAGACCTGCAAGCACCCCGACGGATGTCCTAAGCCAATAGTGGCTCGCGGGTGGTGTTCCATGCACTACTACCGCTGGCAGCGGCGAGGTGATATCGGCGGAGCCGCATCCGAACGGACGCCCGCCACGGAATGTCGGGTCGAGGGTTGCAGCAATACGTCGGTGACGGCGACCAAGATTTGTCGCACTCACTCGAACAGAAAGCGCCTGTACGGCACAGAGGCCGGGACGTTCAAGACGCACATTGATTGTGTTGTCTGTGGGTCCCCAGCCGTGGCGTCTCCGCGGTCGTCCGGACACTGTCGGCGTCATTTGATCCGGTTTGTGAAGGCCGAGGCCGCGGCGGGCCGAGTGGCGACGACAACTGACGGGAAGTACGAGTATGTGTCGATATTCAAGCGGCGCTACCTGATGCATCGGTTGGTCATGGAAGAAACGCTCGGTCGCCCCCTCCGCGACTTTGAGAACGTCCACCACATCAACGGGATAAAGACGGACAACCGGCCCGAGAACCTGGAGCTCTGGATCAAGCCACAACCGGGCGGTCAGCGAGTGAGTGATCTCGTTGAGTGGGTTGTCGACACGTATCCCGAGTTGATCCGCTAGACCCTGAGAGTTCCCAATTCGCGAAGCCCCCGATGTCCGGGGGTTTCGTCGCGTCTAAGGAGGCGGTATGGCTACACGGTATGTGGTGAACGCTGACGTTCATCTGGTGGATCGGGAGGGCCGTCGGAGGTTCTTTCAGAGGTCCCGTCGGCGGAATGATGGGACGTTCGGGTATGCACCTGAGGAGATCACTGGTTTGTCGCGGGATCAGTTGCGGCGGTTCCGGAGGGTGGAGATCAGCGGGATGGTTGAGCAGGCGACGGCGGCACCCGGCGAGCTGCGCACCCTGTCTCATGAGTGTGAGGGGTGTGGGCGGGGTTTCAAGTCGGCGGCGGCTTTGGGTTCGCATCGGCGGGTCCACGACGAAGAGGAGTAGGCGCTTGTCTAAGGCGGTCAAGGGCGGCGTGGTCATCGCATACCTGTCGGGCGGCGACACGAGAATCGAGTTCACACAGTCGATCGGGGCGGTAACCGCCTACACCATCCAGAAAGGGATTCCTCTCGTCGGGGCGCTCCCCCACATTTCCGGTCCGAGGATCGCGGCGGGTCGGAACCATCTGGTCGAGTCGTTTCTTGCGACGCCGGCCGAGTGGATGTTCATGGTCGACGATGACATGCAGTTCGGACGGGACACGATCGAACGGTTCCTACAGGTGGCGGACAAGGTGAAGGCTCCGATTGTCGGCGGGCTCGCCTTCGGAACGGGACGGGATGGGATTTTCCCGACCATGTTCAGGGTTCACCCCGAGTTGGGTGTGCCGACACGGATTGATTCGTGGCCTCTCGGTGAGCTGGTGGAGGTGGATGCGACGGGGGCGGCGTGCCTGTTCATTCACCGGTCGGTGTTCGAGAAGATGGCGGGCGAATACAAGAAGCCATGGCAGTGGTTCCAGGAGACCACGTTGAACGGGAACACGGTCGGTGAGGACATGACGTTCTGTCTCCGAGCGAGGTCGTTGGGGTTTCCGATCGTGGTGGACACGTCGATCGAGTTCGGCCATGTGAAGACCCGGGTGATCGACCAGGACGAGTATTTCCGCTGGTTGGACACTCACCGGTTCGTGATCACCGGCACGGGACGGTCGGGCACCGGGTATCTGGCGACTGCGTTCCGATACATGCGTATCCGCTGCGGGCATGAGGAAATGTTCACTCCTGCCGGGAGACAGGCGAACCCGTTTATTCGGGGTGATGCGTCGTGGATGGCGGTCCCCTATCTGGACAGGTTCACCGGGTATGTGCTGCATGTGGTGCGGGAGCCGTTGGCGACGATCAACTCGTTTCTTGGTATCCATTTCTTCGACGATTCGGAGACGACGGAGGATCGGAAGCCGTATCAGGATTTCTCCCGTGAGCACGCACCGGATGTGTGGGCGCATGAGACGCCGGTTGAGCGGGCGATGGCCTGGTATGTGGATTGGAACCGTCGCATCGAACCGTACGCTCACATGCGGGTTCGGGTTGAGGATGTGACCGGGGATGATCTGCATGACCTTGTGAGGTATTCGGGGGCGTTCCACGCGCCGTGGGAAATCTCGAATCTGTTGGGTCAGGTCCCGACCGACGTGAACACACGGCCGCGGGCGGGCCTGTCGTGGGATGACCTTCCGGACGGGGAGTTGAAAGACGATTTGGGGCGGATGGCGAAAGAGTACGGGTACGAGGCGAAGGCGAAGGTGGCGGCATGACCAAGATCAAGTACATGACTCCGCAGGACTTCCAGGCGGAGGGTTACCTACAAGAAGCCAATCGGCAGTTCTTCCATCCGCTCGGTCTTGCTTTGAGTGTGGCGTCCGACGAGAAGACTGGTTGCGTCACCCTGAGCGGTATCTGGGACTACCGAGACGACCCTGAGGGGATGTTCTTCGCCCCGGGCGAACTTGACACCGACGACGCCAGGCAGAAGGCCACGACCGTCGAAACCCAACGCCTCGACCTTCTTGACGAGCGGTTCCGAGTGATGGGTGCGGCCATACAGCCGCTCGACGGCAAGTTCCGCGAGTGATCTCCGTCCTCGCACCGTCGCGGGGAAGGCCGGCAGCACTCCAGGAGATGGCTGACAGCGCCCATCAGACAGCGGACGGGCCGGTGGAGATCCTCGCCTACATCGACGACGACGACCCCTCCGACTACAGCCAAGCCGGGGCGGCAATCGTCCGGGGCCCGCGCATCACCCTGTCGGACTGTTGGAATCGGCTCGCGGAGAAAGCGTCCGGGGACATTCTGGGGATGGGCGCCGACGACATCCGGTTCCGCACCCCCGGCTGGGATTCGCTGATCCGTGGCGTGTTTGACGACTTCACAGATCGGATCGTGTTCGTTCACGGGCGGGACGGGATTCATGACGAGAAGATGGGGACTCACGGGTTCATATCGCGCAGATGGTTCGAGACGGTCGGCTATTTCACGTGGGGTGAGTTCCCGGCTGACTACGCCGACACGTGGCTGCATGAGTTGGCGGGTCGGATCGGACGGCGAGCGTTCATCCCTTCGCTGATGATCGAACATTTGCATCCGATCGCGAAGAAAGCGGAGTGGGATCAGACACACGTCGAGCGGCTGGCGCGTGGCCGTGAGGCGAATGTGGCACAGATTTGGAAGGACACGGAGGATCGTCGGCGGGAGGACGCCGAGAAGCTGGAGGCGGCATGTTTTTAATCACCGGGGCGTCCGGGTTCATCGGCCAGCATCTGGTCAGAGAGTTCGCGGATCGGGACGTGTTCTGTGCGACCGAAGCGAACATGAACCTGCGGAACCCGTCGATGATCGATGAGGTGGTCGCGGACCTTCAACCGGAAGTCGTGATCCATCTCGCCGCCAAGACCGAAGTCGCTTGGAGCTTCGACGACTATTTGGACGTGTCGAACGTCAACTACTTGGGAACCGTTGCTTTGGCGGAGGCTAACCGAAGGCTCAATCCGAACCTTCGCTTGTTTGTGATGGCGTCGACGATGGAAACGTACGGGCATCAGGATCATTGGATTCCGTTCACCGAGGCCACCCCACAGTATCCGGCCGCACCGTACGCGGTGGCGAAGGTCGCCTGTGAGAAGTACCTCGATTACATGGACTACGCCTACGGGTTTCCGTACACGATCCTCCGCCAAACCAATACGTATGGACGGTCCGACAACGACTTCTTCGTGGTGGAGCGAATTCTGACTCAGATGCTGGCGGGTGGTCCGGTGCGCCTGGGTGATCCTGATCCATATCGGAACTTCCTCCACATTGACGATCTGGTCGCCTTGTATCGGCGGGTGGTCGAGGACCGTCCGATCGGTGAGACATTTGTGACCGGACCGAACAACGCCCTCCAGATCGATGATCTGGCGTATAGGTGTCGGCGGGTGACCGGCTATCGGGGGGATATTGAGTGGCATACGATCCCGAAACGGCCCGGTGAGATCTACTACCTGAACTCGAATCCGGTGAAGGCCGAACGGATGCTCGGATGGACCCCGAAGGTCGAGCTCGAAGAGGGGCTGGCGCGGACGGCCGACTTGTGGCGGTCCTAGTCACTGGGACGGGTAGGACCGGAACGTGGTGGCTGACCGAGGCGCTCCGGCTGGCCGGTGTGAAGGCCGAGCACGAGATTCACTACTCGCTCGACAAGCAAGGCCCGATCCCCGACGGGACGGTAGAAGTGTCATGGCTGGCAGCACCCTTCACCCCGGTAGACGTGTGGACGATTCATTTGGTGCGGCATCCGTTGAAGACGATCGCCTCTCGCGCGGCGTGGGGTTCGTTCGGTGGGCCGCAACCGAGGTATTCGTATAACCCTCGACCGAAAGGTGACTATGCGATTCGGCATTGTCCGAAGATTGCGGAGGGGACGTCCCCGGTGGAGCGTGCGGCGATTCACTGGGTGGAATGGAACCGGCTGGTCCAAGCAGACGAGGTTCTGAGACTTGAGGACGTGACCGCGGAGACGGTGCGGGACATCGCCCGACGGGTAGGCGATGCGAGGGTTCCGAGGTTGCCGAAGCCGACCAACCAGGCACCCAACCCCCCGAAGCTCGTTTGGGCTGACGTGGAGCATGTGGACGGCCTCACGGAGATGGCGGGAAGGTTCGGATACTTGTGAGGGTCATCATCCCGGCGGCGGGCCTAGGGCTCAGGTTCCGTCGCTACCACGCGCAACGGGACAAGTTCGAGCGGGAAGGGTTCACCAAGCATTTCGTCGAGTTGGGTGGGGAGACGATCATCGGCCGGCTCGTCCGACTGTTCTCTGAGCGTGGCGTCGACGACATTTGGATTGTTGGACCGGACGAACGGTATGACCTTCCCGGCACCCGGCTGTATGTGCCGACGCAGGTTCCGGAGCATTTCGACGCTAACAAGATCCTGAATTCGTCGGAGCTGTGGGAGGGGCGGACGGTCGTCTTCTACGGGGACGTGTATCTGACCGACGAGGGCGCTGATCTGGTGGTGGGTGAGACCCGGGAGTGGGTGGCGTTCGGCCGATGGGGGAATCATCGGTGGACGGGGGCCACGTCTGAACTGTTCGGTTTCGCTTTCGACCCGTCAACGTTCGACGCCAACCGGGAGACGCTGCTTCACATCGCGGGGATGAGACGGCGGGGCGAGCTGTCCCGATGTGCAGGCTGGGAGTTCTATTGGGGTCATCATGGGAACCCTCGGAAGTGGGAGATCTATCCGGAGACGTGGTGTCCGATCGACGACATGTCCGACGACATTGACACTCCGAAGCAGTACAAGGCGATGGTCCGGTGCGTTGGTCAATCCTGATCGCGTCGCACGTTTCGAGGGTCGCGTCGCTGTCCCGACTGGCTGACAGTCTGGCACTACAACTTCAGCCGGGAGTGGAAGTGCTGGTGTTATGGAATCGGGGCCGGTTGAGCATCGCCGAATATCGGGAGGCGCTCGTCTCAGAAGCCCGCGGCGAATGGGTGTCGCATGTTGACGACGACGACCGGGTAGCCAGAGACTTTGTCTCATCGATTCTCGGAGCGCTGGAATCCGAACCTGATTATGTCGGGTTCGAGGTTGAGGTCCTGGACATTGCGGGGGCGATAGGCCGTAAGGATCGGAAGTGGCGGGCGGTCCACTCGTTGACAACGAAACAGTGGCATCAGAAGGACAACGTCTTCTACCGGCATGTGTCCCATCTGAATCCGCTTCGCCGTGACCTGGCATTGCAGGGGGTTTGGTCTGGACCGTATTCGGAGGATCATCGGTGGGCGGATTCGGTGATCGCGCATGTGAAAACCGAAGTGTTCATCCCGCGGACCTTGTACTTCTACGACTTCAACCAGGCCGCCTCGGTTCGCAGCCAGAAGCATGACCCCCGGAAGGCGACGCGGCCGGTGCTGCCTGACGGGTTCCGCTACCACCCTGATTCGGAGGACTGATGGAATACCTTTCTGTGACCTGTGAGCTCGCTTCGGGTCAGACGGTCATCTTGGACATCCCCTACACCGAGGCCGACGACCACGACGAAACGTGGATGCTGTTCGACCTGTTCAACCGCGCCGTCGGCGCATAAGGAGAAACCATGGCATTGGCATACATTGAGGCACTTCGCCACGCCCAATTAGATGAGATCACCGCGCAGGCCGGCGCGTCAGCTCTGCTCCGCATCTATGACGGGTCCCGCCCCGCCACTGGCGGCGCGGCCACCACGCTGCTCGCAGAGCTGACGTGCAACGCCACCTTCGCCCCGGCCGCTTCGGGTGGAGATTTGACGCTGAATGCGATCGCTGACGACACGTCCGCGGACGCCACCGGTACGGCCACATGGTTCAGGATCGTCCAGTCGGACGGATCGACGCATGTGATGGACGGCGACGTTGGAACGTCGGGGTCGGATCTGAACCTGAACTCGGTTTCCATCGTCACCGGTGGGACGGTAGAGGTCACGTCGTTCGTCATCACCGCCGGTAACGCCTGAGCGTGCTCCCGGTCCGTTCGTGGACCGTGTTCTACGCCGATGGCTCAACCTTCACTTCAGTTGAAGGTTCGTGGGCTGAGGCTCCGCCGTTCGGGGTGCAGGCTGTCGTCTACTACCACGCCCCGGCAGGGGTGACGGTTCAGGGCGACAACGAGGTCTACTACTACCTGGGGAATGAGGCCGGGGGGAAGCCGTGGAAGATGGGCCTGTGGACTGACGGAGAGTCGTACTGGCGGGTCCATGACCTCGTGAGCAAGGCGGTGAGTCCGTGAGCACCCCCTACTTCCTCACCTCGTCGGGTACGTTGGTCGACAGCGCCCCCGCTACTACCACGCAGAGCATCGACACGGCCGTTGGTGCCACCACCGACACGCCGTACTCCCACGCGGACGCCCCGTCCACGGATGGGATCACGGGAGACTACGCGGCAGCCGTCGTTATCTCGGTCGCCACGACAGACCATCAAATATCGGTCGCTTGGGCCAGGTTGAACTCGGGCGGTACCCCACAATCAACGTCGTCGTTCACTGACGAGCAGACATCGGCGGTCGGGACACTGGACTTTGCGGCTACGTCGGTGGACCTGGGAACGTGGGCGTCAGGGGACCGGCTGCGAATCATCGTCCGCACCAGGGACACCCGGACGATGGGCGGCGGCACCAAGACCACCACCTACAACATCGGTTCGGCCGGTTCGACAACGACAGCACCGTGGGACACCGCCATTCCCACAATCTCGGGAACGCTGGCGGAAACCCAGGACGACCAAACGTCTACCGCTTCGGGTGCGCACACGGCTCCGACCTTCACCGGGACGCTCGCGGAAACCCAGGACGCACAAACCTCGGACGCGTCGGGAACGTTCACTCTCCCGACCATCTCGGGAACTTTGGCGGAAACCCAGGACGATCAGACGGCCGCCGCGTCCGGTACGCATACGAACCCGACGATCTCGGGGACGGCCGCTGTCACCGAAGACGACGACACCGCCACCGCTTCCGGGACACATACCGCCCCGACATTCTCGGGGACCGTCGCGGAGACCCAGGACGATCAGACCGGAAGCGCCTCGGGAACACACACCCCTCCGGTGTTCTCTGGGACGCTCGCAGAGACCCAAGCAGACCAAACATCGTCGGCGTCGGGAACACATACCAACCCGACTATCTCGGGAACGCTGGCTGAAACTCAGGACGCTCAGACATCGACCGCGTCGGGGACGTTCACCAGTTCGACCATCAGTGGGACGGTCGCCGTCACCGAAGCCGACGACGTGTCAAGCGCGGAGGGGTCGCATACCCCACCGAACTTCGCCGGGACCCTGGCGGAGACTCAAGAGAATCAGACGGTTGAGGCGTCCGGCACGTTCACTGCCCCGGTGTTCTCCGGATCGGTGGCTGTAACCCAAGCAGACGACACGTCCACCGCTACCGGAACGATCGTCAACTTCTACACGGGCACGCTCGCTGTTACCCAGGACGATCAGACGGCTTCGGCTTCCGGGACGAGGACAACCGGGGTGGCCCCGTTCGCATATACGAGGACGCCGATCCCACACTCAAGCAACCCGATTCCTTACACGCCGATAGGAGGCTGATCAGTGGCCCTCTGCACACAGGCCGACGTCGAATACCGGCTTCAAATCACCTTCGACAATGATCCGGACGATGGGATCACCGCGCTGATCGCCGCCGCCACGGGTCATATTGAACGGGAGGCCGACCGGTTCGCCAGTCTTGAGGATGGGGCACGGACGGAGACGTTCGACGCTCCCGAGTCCCCGGCGATCTGGCTGCGTCACACCCCGGTGAATTCGATCACATCGATAACGGTGGATGGGACGGCACTCACATCGAGCCAGTACAAGTTCACGGCTGCCGGGCGGGTGATCCGTATCGCGGGCGGTCGGGAACGATCGTGGTCGACGGCGAAGATTCAGACGGTTGTCGTCGTGTACGACGGCGGATACGCGACGGTCCCCGCTGATCTGACCGACATCTGTGCGCGGTCTGTGGCGCGTGCGTTCCAAGCGGGCGCAGGGTACGCGTCGGTGCCGGCGTCGGCTGCGGGCATCAAACAGGTGGCTTTGCAGGGGTCGGATTCGGTGACGTTCGACAAGACCGCGTCCGACGTGACCTCCGCCGTGTTCCTCACTGACGACGAGAAGGAAGTTGCCAGGACCTACCGGAACATGGTGGTCGCGTGAGCATCGCCACCGACCTCGCCACCCTTTTCCGCACCCTGTGGGCTGACAGGTTCGAGGACTCTTGCGTTGTCAAAGCCATCTCGGGCGAGACACTGAACACCACCACCGGTTCCTACGTCGTCACCTACTCGACCTCCTATTCGGGTGCGTGTCTGGTTCGACCGCGTGACCGGACCGATGCGGTCGCAGGCGAAGACCAGCATGAGCTCCGCTGGTACAACGTGTACATCCCGTACACGACCACTTCGGCGTCCGTGGGGGATCTGGTGGATGTGACCTCCACCTCGGACTCGTGGCTCAGCGGCCGACAACTCATCGTGAGGAACATCGTGGGTGACACGTACAACCATCGCCGCCAGTTGGAATGCGAGGACGACCTTGGCTAGACCCAGAGCGTCACGGTCCAAAGCGAAGATTGACACTTCCGGGATCGAGAACTTTGAGCGTCGCCTTCACGCGGCAGCCAAAGAGATCGAGAAGGAAGGCATGGTTTGGAAGGAGAAGTACGGGGAACGCTGGGCGGAAGAAATGCGCACCCACGTCGCCTATTCGGACGGGTCCAACAGGATGACCCGACGGTACGGGCATCTTCGCGACAACATTGAACAGGTCGAACCGGGCGGGATCACGTTCGGCGGCTCCTACTGGTGGCTGTTCCTTGAACGGGGAACGTCGCGGATGGCTCCCCGACCGTTCGTGAAACCGGCGATGAAGAAGATTCGTACGCCTGCCCGTAAGGAGATCGCGGAGCGTGCCGTCGACATCCTTTCCAACGCCCCCCAGTCAAGGTGGAGGCGATGACCTACACCGCCCATGATCCCCGCCTGTTCTACGATGCGATTCTCGCCAGGCTCACCGCGCAGTCCGTTCCTCGTGGTCTCGGTGAGAAGCCGTCGGGTGATCCACCGTACGCGGTGATCTTCCCGTTGGACGAGGATGGCGACCCCACCGAAGTCGGAACCCTGTCAGACGCCCACGAATCAACATGGTTCTCGTTCCGGATCTTCTCGGTGGGCACGTCGGGGGAGCAGGCGTTGTGGGAGCAGCAGAAGGTACGTGCCGCGCTGCTTGGGTTCAAGCCCACCGTCTCCGGGCTGACCCTCGGTGTGATTGAACGTGACGGCGGGTTCGGGCTCCGACGGGACGACGACGTGCAGCCTGCCATCTTCGACGTGGCCGACGACTTCCGCGTATTCGCTAGCTGACCAAAAGGCGGTTCCATGACATCGGTGAGAGAGATACTCGCGCGCTACAAACCATCAGAACGGAAAGTTCCTGTCCTACTGGACGGGGAGATTTCAGCGCAGATAGACGACGTGACCCAGCGTCTCGCCCGCGTGAAGAAGGCCGAACAACGTAACGATCCAGGGTTGCGATCGAAGGTCCCCGCACTCGAAGCCGAACTTGCAGATCTCGAAGCGAAAGCCGTGGACGCCACGACTTTGTTCACTGTCCGGTCCATGCCGGGCGGTGACTACGACGCGCTAGAAGTCAAGTATCCGCCGACGCAGGCACAGTGGGACAAGTTCAAATCTGTTGCCGAAGTGTCCCCCATGTTCGCTACCCCGCCGAGGGTTGATGCGGACGCGATGGCTCCGCTGCTGGTCGCTGCGTGTCTGGTCGCTGCGGACGGGGAACCAATCTCTTGGCCAGAGGATGAGGAAGCCCTCGAAAAGGAAGCTCGCCTGCTGTGGTCCACGCTGCATGAGGGCGCACGATCCGATCTGTTGGAGGCTGTCTATCAGGTGAACAACCGGAGGACGGGTCGCCCTTTATCCGAGAGCGGCTTCGACGGGACCCTGAGTTCGCCGGACGAGTCGCCTACTCCGCCGGACACGGAATCCCCTACAGCGTCTTTAGCGGACGAGTAGTCGCCGACGGCGAGGCTGTCTGGCTGCCCGAGGACCGGGACATTGCTCTGGTCTGGCAGCACGAACAGAACCTGAAATGTCCTTCGTGTGGGACGGCTGATTGGGAGTGGGACGAAAACCCTGACGCCTGGTTCGCCGACACGTGGACGTGTGAGGGCTGTCGCCGCCGTGACGTGAAATCCCAGGAGCTTCAGGACTCGTACCGCGGGATGAACCATCCGGCCGGAATGGCAGGCAAACAGATCCGCATGTTCCGCACCGCAAGGGAGGATTAGATGGCCCGCGAGAAACTCCAGGTCATTCTCGAATTGGTCGCCAACCAGTTCAAGTCCGAAGTCCGTGGCGCGTCCCAGTCGTTGGGCGGGTTCCGTCGGAACCTGGATTCCTCGTCGAAGTCCACGTCGACCCTGGAGCAGGGCATGTCCAAGGTTGGGCGTGTCGCGAAGCTGGCTATCGCGGGGGCGGCTATCGGCGCGGTGGCGGGGATGACCCGCGAACTCGCGATGAGCGTGAGAGCCTTCGCCGACTTCGACCAGAAGATGACCCAGTCGTTGGCGATCATGGGGGACGTGTCGGCGCGGATGCGTGGGGAGATGTCCGACGCCGCCCGGGAGGTCGGTCGGACCACCCTGTTCTCCGCCTCCCAAGCAGCCGAAGCGTACTTCTTTCTCGCCTCCGCAGGGTTCGACGCGGCGCAGTCGGTTGCGGCGATGCCGCAGGTCGCGAAGTTCGCGCAGGCCGGCATGTTCGACATGGCACTCGCCACCGACCTAGCAACAGACGCACAGTCTGCTCTCGGGTTGAAGTCGGCGAACACCCGAAAGAATCTGGAGAACCTGACGCGGGTGACGGATGTGTTTGTGAAGGCGAACACTCTGGCGAACACGTCGGTGCAGCAAATTTCGGAGGCGATGACCACCAAGGCTGGTGCTGCTCTCCGTTCGTTGGGTAAGGACATTGAGGAGGGTTCGGCGGTTCTCGCCGCGTTCGCTGATCAGGGTGTGAAAGGTGCGGAAGCCGGCACACAGTTCGCCATCGTTCTTCGCGACCTCCAGTCGAAGGCGCTGGCGAATGTGGAGGCGTTCCGTGACGCCGAGGTGGCGGTGTTCGACGCGTCCGGGGAGATGCGAAACATCGCCGACATCATCGGCGACCTTGAGAACGCGCTGGTGGGCATGTCGGACGCCGAGAAGAAAACCACTCTGCTGGGGCTCGGATTCTCGGACAAGTCTGTGTCTGCGATCACGGCTCTGCTTGGCACGTCGGACGCGATCCGCACCTATGAGGCGTCTCTGCGTTCCGCTGCCGGGTTCACCGAGGACGTGGCGGATAAGCAGCTGAAGTCGCTGTCCGGACAGTTCGAGCTTCTGAAGTCGGCGGTCAACGACACCCGGATCGCGGTCGGTGAGGAGATGGCTCCAGCCTTCGAGGAGCTGATCCCCCAGCTTCAGACGGCGGTGGCGGCGCTTGGAGAGTTCGGCATCGCAATGGGGTCGGATTTGGCGACAGCGGTGGGATTGGGTATCGGGTTTCTCGAAGGGGCACAAGAAGCGGTCTTCGACTTCAAGGCAGCGCTTCTGACCAATCTCGGCAACGTTCCCGTTGTTGGAATCGGATTCAACATGTTGGGCGCGGACGACGCTGCAAACGTCGCACGCCAGCAGGCCGCTCTCGTGGAGTTGCTCGGCCGCATCCGACGCCAAGGTCTGACCGAGAAGGACCGTCACGCCCCCACGGAGTTCGCCAATTCTCTCGTTCATCTGGAACGTCAGGCGCTCCTCACCGAGGATTCGATGGAGTCTCTCGCCCGGACGTTCGGACTGTCCACCGAAGAGACTCTGATGGGTTTGGAGGCTTACGAAGAGTGGATGGCGATCCACAAGCAGGATATCCCGACTGACCAGTTGGAACGTTGGCAACTGGAGCTTCACGCCTCGCTCATGGCAGCCGAGGAGCTTGAACGGTTCCGTTCCCGCTGGCCCGAAATCTTTGGTGCTGCCGGTGCTTCCGCGGCGGCAAATGCTCCCCCCGTCGGTGAGTTCGGTGGCGAGGTGGAGAAGACCGCCGACGAAGCGGAGCGGCTCGCCGAGGCTTTGATGCTGGCTGCTGCTGCACAGGAGTCGCTAGCTGATCAGATTCTCCGGTTCACGAATCCGGTGTTCAACGCCATCTCCGCGATCGAGGGACTGCGGTCGGCCGAAGAGAAGGTGGAAGAGCTTCGCAAAGATCGGAAGACGACCGACGAAGAGTTGGCTGCGGCCGAACTGGAAATCACCCGCAAGACACTTCAAGCCAAGTCCGCGATGGACGCCCTGGGCGAGGAGTCCGACGCCATCGAGGGTCTCGCGCTCGCCTTTGACGGACCACGCGAGCGTCTTATTGAGATCCTCGAAACGCTCGGTCTGATCGAGGACGGTAAGTGGTCGACGATTCTCGACGTTCAACTCCGTATCGACGAAGAGAAGTTCCGAAGGGATCTGGCGGGGCTTCTCCGGACGGACACGGAGCTGTCTGACACGTTGGGCGGCCGACAATATCCGACTGATCCGCTGGAGGCGATCGAAGGGGCGCAGCATCAGGGCGGGATGGTCGAAGCGGGGAAACGGTATCCGGTTCTCCGCAACGAAATCTTCATTCCGTCTCAGAACGGGATGGTCGCCCCGATGGGGTCTGGTGTCACCAACAACTACGTGAACGTGGTTGTCCCGTTGAAGGACATGTCACAGTTCGCGGCCGAATCGGCGCGGGCGATCGAACAGGTCCTCGACCGGCGCGAGAAGGCGGTCGCCTGATGGCTTCGTTGAAGGTCGGCCGTGTCGGATTCGACGTGACGATTGCGGGTCCGCGGGACTGGCAGATCGACGGGAAACGTCATCGGCTGAGGGGTGTGCTGAATCCTAAGACGACGCTGGCGAACGCCCAGTCGTTGCGGTCCGAACTCACCGATCAGATCGGCCAGGTTGTGGCCGTCACCTACGATTCGGACGCCACCTTCGACGGCTTCTACCGGGTGCTGGATGTCAAGGTCGACGCCAACCATGCGGACGCCGCCATTCTGAATACCGGGCTGTTCCGGTTCGACTTGTCGTTGGAGCTGATCGGCACCTACTCATCGGCCGAATTCCAGTCGCTGCTCGATCATCAGGTCCATTCGAATGATCACGGTCTGATCGCGGGCGAGTTGAACTGGTGGCATTCCGGGCCGATCGACAGGGTGGCGTACACGCTGCTGGCCGGTTCCGGTTCTCCCGGGGAGATCACCCGGGTCGGCGCCGACGGAACATTGAATGTGGCTATCGGGATTCCGGACACGTCACCGCAATTCACGTCGTCACCGGAGAACTTCTACAAGGGCGGCTGTTATGTGAAGGTGAACGGTTTCACCCGTACCGGGGTGGACGTGCCGATGTCGGTGATCGACTTCGAGTTGGGGAATTCGCTGGTGAAGGTGACACCGGGGTTGACGACTGGCGCGTCGAACGGGCAGATCGAAGTCGCCCACTATGACACGTCGGCGTATGCGACGGCGAAGGCGTACACGATCAAATATGCGACGACGACCGCGATCGTGAAGTGGTCGAAGTTTCGGATCATCCGCAACACGCCGGAGTTGTGCATCATCGAACTGGTTGACGATGCGAACGAGGCGGGCGGCAACAAGTACACCCGGCACACGCTGACGCTCGGTGTCCGCCGGGGCGGACTGCTCGTCTACGGCTTCTACAACTACGACGGGGCGGCCGCCACCTACTCGCTGGACCGTTCGTCTGTCGAAGCGTCCACGGCGATCACACCGACCGGTGCGTCGTCGGTGATGGCGATCCGCGCCACCTCGAACGACGGGGACGGGAACCGGTTCGTGTTGGGCTCGTCAAAGACGACAACTCAGGACACGACCAACGGCGGACTCGACTTCGCCTCCACCAACGAGTTCGACTTCTTCATCTCCTCTGAGATCGACGGATCGTCGGCGCAAACCCAGGATCAGGCCGGCAACCAGTGCCTGCAATATCTGGCCGTGTCGAACGAGCAGGTAAGGCCGATCCCCCGATGAGCGTCCGCGAGGTCTACGACAATCCGGGCAGCTTCGAAGTCACCTTACGGCCGGACACTCCCCCGGAGATCTTGAAGAACATCGACGAGCTGGACCATCTGTACATCCATGCCCAGGGGATCGGGGATGGGAGGCTCACCCGGTTCACGGATGCGACGCTGAAATCCGAGGCTCGGTATGCGGGGCCGATCATGGAGGTCGAGTTCAACGACCTTCCGTTTGTGATCCGCGGTCACGGCCTGCAATGGCATTTGGGCGACAAGATCGGTCACGGTCCGATCGCGGCCGAAGTCCTCACGTTCACGAACGCGACGCTCGCCACCGTGCTGGACGATGCGGTGAATGACGGGATCATTCCGGCTTCGTTGACGCAGGGGACGATCACCGAACCGGCTGGGGACCCCTTCACCGGGACGTTCTATCCGGCCGACATGTCTTTGGACGCGTTCCGGACGGTGATGAAGTCGATGTCCTGTCACTACCGGATCAACCCCGACTTCACGGTGGACGCTGGCCCGGACGACTCCAACGAGGTGTATCTGGTTGACGAGTCCGACGGCGGGAAGCTAGCTGTCGCCATTCCGATCGGTTGGGGTTCCGATCCGCAGCGTGTGTCCTTGGAATCGTTGCGGACTCGGAGTGCGAGGGACGCCACGAACTGGGTGTCGCGGGTGGTGGTGGTTGATGAGGCGTTCGACGGGTCCAACTCGATCACCAACATTCTGAACCGTGATCCGAACCCGTACTACGACGGACGGGATAACCCGCTGATCCGGAATCGTAGGCTGACCCGTCCCGCGTCGGATGCGACCACCTCGGTGGCCGACTTCATGGCATCCGAACTCGCCGCCGCGGACGTGGAGAAGACCGTCGACTTGGACATGTCGCAGTGGGAGATCGCCGACGGGACGATCGAAGTCGGGGATTTCTTGTACGTGTACAACCCGCAGGCGGGGATTGAGGACGCGGACAACGAGATTCAGCATCGGGGTATGCGGATCTTTCCGAAGCGGATACGGATTCTGGAGGGGGATTGGCCGTTGACGAAAGGGATGGGTGTGTATGTGCGTCCGGGGAGTTCGGCTACGACGGCGGCGGATTGGATTGATTTGACCCCGTATGTGGAGTGGGAGCGGATACCGTGACCGACCTTTTCAAACCCACCTTCCTCAGGGTGGGGATACCGCACAACACGGTGCGTCCCCCGACGATCATCCGTCCTCCGACCGAGGGCGGGGAGGCGTTCCGTACTGATCTGGTGGTGACGGCCGCTACTGGGTCGCCACCACCAGGGAATCCTTGGCCCGTGAACCTGCCCACCTATGTGGCGGGCGATCGGGTGGTCGTGTGTGTGTCGTGTGCTGACACGCTGGCCGCCGACATCACCGGGGTGGACGGTTTTACCGAGCTGAAAACTTCTGCTAACGCTGAGCGGGGAGCCGTGTATCAGCGGATCATGGACGGCACCGAGGGTTCCACCGTCGATGTGAGTCTCGCCGCCGCGGCGCAGACGGCCGTGGCGATCGCCTTCGTGCATCGCGGGCTGGACTGGACGGTCTATACGACAGACGTGGCGTCAGCCTTCGCCACCTCGTCGGTGGACCCGCCACAAGTCAACCTGTCACACGGTGAAGGCTCCACCTACGACGTCTACATCTTCTGGGGCGGCGTCGACGCCTCCGGTCAGACGAAAGTCGACACCCCCTCCACCGGATATACGGAGCTGGTCGACGAGAACACGGGTCCGGGGGACACGTCGGCCGGACTCATGCACAAGCAGATCACCGGTGCCACATCTGAGGACCCGGGTGTGTATGTGATCAACACCGGGTCCACCGACTGCGTCACGTTCGCCATCGTCGCGAAAGCAGCAACGGGCGCTGTCGCCGCCGGGGACCACACCCATGTCGAGGCGGACGTCACCGACCTGGCGCATACTGATGCTGACGCCATCCACGACAATGTGGCCGGTGAGATCGCGGCGATCACCGCCAAGGCCACCCCTGTTTCCGGCGACTTCCTGGTGATTGAGGATTCGGAGGCGTCGAACGCCAAGAAGTCGATCACGCTCGCAGACCTTCCGGCCACGTCCGCCGCGCTAGACGATCTCACCGATGTGACGATCACCGGCACCCCGGCGGATAACGAGGTGGTCGCCTACGACACCGGGACCTCGGAGTTCATCAACCAGACGGCAGCGGAGGCGGGACTGTCCGCTACCGGGCACACACACACCGAATCAGATGTCACTGACCTCGACCATCCGCATTCCGTTGACGACATGTCAGACGTGGACACGACCACGGCCGCCCCCACCACCGGGCAGGTGTTGAAGTGGGACGGGTCGAACTGGGTTCCCGACGACGACGACACCGGCTCGGGGTCGCTGCCGACAGGCACCACCGCGGGTGACTTGGCGGTCTACAACGGCACGTCGTGGGTGCGGATCGGTGCGGGCGCGAACGACACTGTTCTCACCGCCGACTCGGCGCAGACCGAAGGCATCAAGTGGGCGGCCGGTGGAGGTGGAGGCGGCAAATCCTATGTGACCGAACCGGGGCTGAAACCACCCGACTCGGCGCACGCCGACGACGACGAGTTCGCCTACACCAACGGCACCGACCCGACCACACAAGGCTGGTCATGGGGAAACCAGGACGGGGCCACCGCCGACATTCAGGCGGGCAGGCTGATCATCGCCAACACGGGCAGCACCAACAACTCGAACGGGCTGTTCAAGGCTGCACCGACGGGAGACTTCGATGTGATTGTCCGGGTCGCAGGTGACATGATCGGAAACTTTCACGGGGTGGCACTGACCATGCTGTGGGGGACGCTCGCCACACCGACACGGGTCGACATGCACCGATACATAACCAACCCGCCACTCATCGCTGGTGCCCGTATGAGCGGCTACGGGGCTTTCTCGTCGGCGTTGGGTACGAACCGGCCCTATTCGCTCAACGTCCTGCCCTATCTGCGGGTTGTGTGGGACGACACCGCCGAAGAGGCCGCCTTCCAGTATTCGGTGTCGGGCCTGGCCGGCACTTGGCGAACCCACGTGTCCGGTATTGCCGGACCGGGCACCCCACCCGACTTCATCGGTCTCGCAATCCGCCGTGAGTCGGCAGGGGCTATCACCGGGGTGTTCGACTTCTACCGGGTGAACTGGACTTCCGACTTCGACGTCACCACCGACGACTAGAGCGGTCTGAGTTCCCCGTCTTCGCCGAGAACGTAGGGGACGCCCTTTACCACGACAACCGGCTGGCCGTCCGCTACGGATTCGGCGATCCGGTCTGTGCGGGTGAGCCGGTTCAACAGCCAGTCGATCCAACGCATGACACGACCCTAGCGCCCGCGTCCGAAAGGAGCCCGACATGGACTGGCAGATAGCCCTCAACGTCGTCGGCTTCGTCGGCCTCGGCCTCATCGGATACTTCTGGCTGCGCTCCGGCACGGTGAAACAGAACGTCGCGGAAACACAGCAGCTTGCAATAACCAGAGGTGAACGCATCGTGGATTTAGAAGCCGAAATCCACCGTCTCGCCGAACGACTCTCCAGGGTGGAAGGCCAGATGGAGGCGATCCAACGGCTGAAAGCCCAGGAGATCGCCGTCGAAGTGGTGGCTCTACTCCGCAGGGCCGACGTGGCTGTTTCCCCCACAGAGGGGCTCTGATGACCGACCGTTATCTGTCGCGCGCCGACTGGGGTGCCAACACGACCCTTCCCCGGCTCGGCTTCGCTGTCGCCGCGTCGAAACGCACCGAAGTCCACGTCCACCACACCGCCGCGGTCGACACCTCGGATTTCACAAAGAACCGGTGGACGATCAAGAACGCCATCAAGTATCAGCGGCAGCTACAGACCATCCGCCCCGACCTCGGCAAAGACATTCCATACACGGAAGTGTGGTATGTCTTGGAGAACCTGGACGTGGCGATCATGGAAGGCCGCGGCCTGGCCCGCACCGGGGCGCACACCGCCGGCCACAACACGGCCGGGTTCGGCTGGGCGGTCGCCGGGAACTTCGACCTGGGCGACCCGGCCGCGATAGACGTGGTGATTGCGTCGATCGACAACCGGATCCGGTGGCTCCGCAAGTCCGGGTTCCCGAACCTGACCGACACCCATCCGACAGGCAGGACCGTCTATGGGCATCGGGACACGAAAGCGACAGCCTGCCCCGGCGCGCATCTGTTCGCCGCCCTCCCCCGAATCACCCTGGACCCTCCTACACCACAAACCCCCCCTCCGGTGGGAACTACTGGCACTCCGGTGATGGGCGACGCCCAGGTGTCCCTTGGTCAGGCCGTCGAGTTCGTCACCCAACGGGCAACAGGTGCCGCCTACCCGATCGACACGGTGAAGAAGATCGTCGAAACCACCTGGCAGGTGGCGGACGCCGACGGGGTACGCGCCGACCTCGCCATCGGGCTCATGGCGAAGGAGACCGGGTTCTTCCGGTACGGCGGCGACGTGCAAGCCGACCAGTGGAATTTTGGTGGGATCGGAGCGACCGGAGGTGTGCCCGGGGTCAGGTTCCTGACGTTGGAAGCTGGGGTGAAGGCGGTGGTCCGTCGGATGCGCATGTACGCAGTCCACGACCGCGCCGCCTACGACCCGATCATCCTCGGCCGTGGCCTATCCGAGATCGGTGTCCCACTCGACCAGCCGGGGTTCCACGGCTGGGGGAAGCATCCCAACATCGAAGATTTCAACGGGGCATGGGCTGTCCCGGGCGTCGGATACGGCCAGTCGATCGTCGCCATGGTCGAGACGATGAAGACCGTACCCGTCCCGTCTGAACCTTCCCACCCGTTCACCGATTCCGAAGTCGATTGGCTGGACACCAGATATCAAAGGAGAACCGCATGACGAAGATGACCTGGCCCGCCATCACCGAACGAGCCCTCTGGACCTCGATCGAATCCGCCCTGGCTGTGACCGCCGTCGAATCGTTACTCGACGTGAACATGCCGATCCTGGCAACTGTCGGAGCGACCACCCTCTTCTCATTCTTCAAGTCGGTCGCTGTCCAACGACTCCAAGTCTTGGGACGCATCGGCACCGAATGAGCCGGAACATATAACGCACGGACGCAGGGTCACCACTGTGAAAGGCGGAACCAATGGACATCGACTATCTGTTCGACGCGCCCGGAGGCGCGAAAACATGGCGAGACAAAGTATCCGGTGAAGCCCTCGAACTGTGCGAGGCGATCGAAAAGCGGATCGAAGACACCGGACAGGCCCCGTCCTGGGCGCGAGTCTCTGACGCTCTCAGCAAGCACGGGATGACGATCTCACCGAGTGCGGTCGGCATGTACTACCGGAAACGCTTCCCACAGTTGCGGCGACAATGACAGAACTGGACGACCTGTTCGAGTCGTCGGCCCGCCACGACGAGAAGCATCCTGAGGGGTGGGCACCGGGCCTCACGTTCGACGGAACCACCGGAACCCTCACCACCCCGCCGACGGACACGAATCCCGACTGGAACGGCCTCCTGGCAGGCTATCTACCTCCAGGATGGGATTCGTCACAGTACGCAATCGACCCCGATTCGATCCGGTTCACCGCCTGGGACGGATGGGGACGCGACGACCAGGGTGATACTGCCACTTCGCGGACACAGTATTCGTTCCGTGCTCGGGTGATCCAACGTCGGGACGCATCGGACATCCGCGAACTCGTCTCGATCATCCGACGACACAAGCCGCGTAACACAAATGTTACGGACGACACGACGCTGGTGGTGTGCTGGGCTGACTGGCAGGTCGGCAAAGATGATGGGGACGGCACCCGTGGGACGATGCGACGCCTCGCAGAGATGACGGGGAAAGTCGAAGACCGGATACGGGAACTGAAACCGTCCACACTTCTCGTCGCCGGGCTCGGGGACCTCGGGGAGTCCTGCTCTGGACACTACGCGCAGCAGGCCTACCGGGTTGAGCTGAACGAACGGGAGCAGCGGACCGTCATCCGCAACGCCATCGTCTCGTCGTTGAAGGCGTGGGCTCCGAAGGTTGCCGAAATCCTGGTATTGCCAGTCGGTGGCAATCATGGGGAAGTGCGAAACGACGGTGCGTCGTTCACCGACTTCGCCGACAACCGGGACGTCGCCGTGTTCGAGGATGTGGCGTTGATCTTCGCTGAGAACCCTGACGCGTTCGGACATGTCAAGTTTCACGTCCCAAACTCGGAATTGACGCAGACAATCCAAGTGTCAGACACGCGCATCGGCTTGTTGCATGGTCATCAGGCGCGGAAGGGTGGGACACCGGAGCAGCGGATCGAGGCATGGTGGAAGGGTCAGATGATGGGCAAGCATCCCATCGGCGACGCCGACATTCTCTTGAGCGGTCATTGGCATCATCTGATCGTGAAAGAGATTTCGGCTGGTCGTGTTTGGATGCAGGCCCCAGCGCTCGAAGGAGGCTCGGAGTGGTACGAGAACATGACCGGCTTGCACAATCCACCCGGCACGCTCACGCTCACCGTGGCTGACGGACGCTGGGGAAACCTGGCGCTGCTCTAGTTCTCTTTCCGGTTCGTGAACACATCTTCACGCAACCGGAAACGTCTTGCCGGATGGGGTAGAAACGCAGAGGCCCCGGCGGAACCCTTGCGGGAACCTGTCCGGGGCGTACTTCCGATGAGGGTCCGAAGACTACTCAGCGGCCAACGACAGTATCGGTCATGCGTCACGAAAAGTCAAG